CTGGGGGAGGAAGTCGAAGGTCTCCCCCTTTTTCTTTATTCGTCATGGTCTTAACTCTCACTACAGAACTAGAAGCTATTAATAAAGTTCTACAGATGACAGGAGAAGCTCCTGTTAACAGTTTGTTTGGACAAGTAGGTATTGCGAAGCAAGCTCAAGATGCTTTGAACAATGCAAGCCGAGAGGTGCAAACAGAAGGATGGACTTTTAATACTGATTATGAAAGAACTTTAAAAAGAAATACTACTGATGAAATTGAAACAGGTATAGCTACAACAAGGGTTTATATCAATCCTGATACCTATCCTGAATACGATATCATTGTCAGAAATGGAAGGTTATATGACAGGAAGACACAGAGCTATACATTCACTGAAGATTTAAAAGCAGATGTTACAACTATTCTTGACTGGTTAGAACTGCCTGAATATGCAAGAAGATACATCATGGTTAGAGCTGGAAGACAATTACAAGAAGCAGTAGTAGGTAGTGCCGATTATGCAAAGATTAATTTAACTGCTGAATTAGAAGCAAGAAGTCATTTCTTAGAAGAAGAAACAACAAGAGATGAGCACAGTATGCTACGAGGAAATACAAATAGTACTGGACACTTTTCTACTTATCGTCCTTATCGTGCTCTGAGAAGGTAACTATGCCACTTGTTAGTAAGTCAATTCCAAACCTAATCAATGGTATTAGCCAGCAACCATCTGCATTAAGGCTTGCTTCTCAAGCTGAATCAGTTATCAACTGTATGCCTAGTTCTGTTGAAGGTTTAAAGAAACGACCTCCTTTCTATCACCAGTCACGAATGTTTACTGGGACAGCAGGAACTACTAGACCTTTTAGCCATATCGTTGATCGTGATGGAACTGTTCAGTATATGGTTTATATAACAGATGGAGATATAAAAGTATTTAGTCTTGCTGGTGTACCTCAAACAGTTACTTATCAACATTACGATTCTAATGGAGCTGAAGTATCTAGTGGTGGTACTAGTTGTCAATCGTATTTAGATATAGTTAATACTTCTGAACCTGCTAATACATTTAGATTGGCAAGTATTGCAGATAATACTTTTATAACTAATAGAGAAACTGTAGTTGAAATGGAATCAACTGTTTCTCCTTCTTATACTCAAGCAACTGGATTAGTTTTTATTAGACAAGCTGATTACAACGTAACCTATTCAGTAACATTAAATGCAACAGATCATGCTGAAACAAAAGAAGAATTTACCACACCTATTATTGGATCAGGTGCATCTACAACTGCTCCTAGCAACAAAAGTGTTTGTGATGGATTAAGAGATTTAATTAATAACGATAGTGTTCTTGGCTCAGAATATACAGCGACAACAATAGAAGATTACTTACTTAAAATAGTTAAAGATGATGGAGGAGATTTCACTATAAAAGTCAGTGATACATTGGCTGATATGTTTATAGTTGGGATTAAAGGAGAAGTAGAAGCAATACAGCAATTACCAGTTAAAGGACTTAATGGACAGCTAATAAAAGTTGTTGGCTCTAGCTCGACAGCAGCAGATGATTACTATGTGAAATTTGAAACAACGGATGGCACTGCATCAGGCAAAGGTGTATGGAGAGAAACTGTTGCTCCTGGTATTGAATACAAACTAAAGGCAACCAAAATGCCTCATGTATTAATAAGAAATGCCAACGGAACTTTTACATTTAAGAGACAAACATGGGGAAATAGAATTGCAGGTGATGCAACCAGTGCAAAGAACCCTCCCTTTGTAGGAGAAGCTATAAAAAATTTAAACGTATTTAGAAATAGATTGGTAATGCTTGCAGATGAATATGCTTGCTTATCAGCAGCTGATGACTATACAAGATTTTGGCCTGAAACTGTTCAGACAGTTGTAGATAGTGATCCTATTTATATAAGCACAGGTGGTACTGATATTAACTTTCTTACTTCAAGCATGGCGTTTTCAAACACGTTGCTTTTATTTAGTAGAGGTGGTCAATTCAGATTAGATACAGGTGCATCAGGAATAGGAGCACCACTTACTCCTGCGACAGCAACAATAACAGCAATGACAAAATATGATTCAAATGATTTAGTTGATCCTATTGGTGTAGGTCGTACTGTCTTCTTCCCTATAAATAAAGGACAATACAGTGGATTGCGTGAGTTCTATATTGCAGACGTAACAGGTTCAACTCCTCTTTCAACAGAGGTAACAGCTTCAGTTCCTCGATATATCCCTAAAAATCTAGTTTCAATAGCAGCATCAGTATCAGAAGAAACAATAATAATGATTAGTAAAGACGAACCCACACGTTTGTATATATATAAATTCCTTTTCCAAGATGATACAAAGTTACAATCAGCCTGGTCTTACTGGGAAGTTAAAGGTGCTAAGTCTATACTTTCTGCTTCAATCTTGGACAGTGATTTATATATTATTGCTGAATATGCAGATGGAGTTTATTTAGAGAAAGCTTCTTTACGTCCTGAAAGTATTGATGAACTTACAGAAATAGAAGTATTACTAGATAGAAAAACTACAGAGGCTAATTGTACTTTTAGTGTGTCAAACCAAGGTGGCTTAAATGCTCAAACAGTTATTACTCTTCCATATCCTTTAGCAAATACAGGAGTTACAAAAGTAGTAGGCAGACCATTGTTAGTAGGTGGAACAAACTATGCAGACATCAATAGTTTCCCAACATCTCAACCTGCTACTAATGCTGTTATTACTATTGTCAATGCACAAGGATTAATCGTTTCATCTACAGGAACAGCAACTAATGCAAAAACAACAGGCAATGCAGCTATAAGTATTAGTGAAATGCCTGGTTATTTAAGAGGTAAAACAATTCAAGCTAATGAAGCTATTTCTTTTATTAAACAAGCTGCTAGTAATACTTATAAATTCAGAGGTTTAGTCAGGCTAAAGCATGGACAAGTTTTAACTCCTACTGCTGAAACTGTTGGCAATAGCTCTACTAATGGAACTATTACTGTTGATGGAGATTTAAGTACTTCAGTTTTTTATGTCGGTGAACCATACGATATGACTTATGAATTTAGTACTCCTTACTTAAAAGCTCAAGATGAATCAGGAACTATTTCTGTTTCACCTTCTCCTTATTTACAGTTAAGGAAATGGGCTGTTGTCTTTGATAAGACTTCTTCCTTTGAAATTAAAGTAACTCCAGCTGGAAGACCTACTTCCACTTATCCATATAATGGAATACAAGTTGGACAAAATTTAATAGGTAAGATTGGAATCCCAAAAGAAAGTTTTAGAGTTCCTGTTATGACTAGGAATATTGATGCAAAGATTGTACTTTTCAGTAGTAGTCCATTACCTTGTAAGTTTCAATCTGCCGAATGGGAAGGCTGGTTACAAGAAAGAACAAGGAGAATTTAATAGTGGCAATCCTTAGACCTTCTCTTCTTTCAGATGTTTCTGTAGTAGCAGAGAACATGAGAAAAGAAGATGCTGATGAAGTAAAAGCACAGTCAGGAGCTTGTCCTAAAGGTAGTTTGCTCTATGCTTATTTTATGTCTAAGCCTTGCTTAACAACTGTCAGTCGTCATGGTCATCTCATGTCAATGGGAGGAGTTGTTCCATCAGGTAAAGATATGGGTCGTATTTGGTTGCTAGGATCTCAATCAATGTTTGATGACTCTATTGATAAGAGATGGTTTTTAAGAAGCTCAAAGAAAACATTAGCTGAAATGCAAAAGCTATATCCTTTACTATTCAATATGGTTGATGCTAGGAATGAAGTTCATGTAAAATGGATTGCATGGTTAGGTTTTACCTTTATCAAAAAACATCTAAGCTGGGGGCCAGAGAGTCGAATGTTTTATGAGTTTGTAAGGATCTAATTATGTGCCCTCCTGCTGTCATCATTGGTGTTCTTTCTGCTGGTCTTGGATTTATCCAAAATCAACAGATGATAAAGGCACAAAATAGAGCGATAGAAGTACAAAATCAAAATGCTAGAGCACAGTTTGAAACAGCAAAATTACAGACAGAAGCAAATAGATTTAGAGAAAGACAACAATTCGACTCACAAAAATTAGCAAATGAAACAAGCGAGTTCTTAGCTGATAGAGCAGCAGAGAAAGAGATTAGTAGTATTAATATTCAAGTTGCACAAGCACAAGAACAAGCAGCACTTGAAAAACGAGAAAAGAAACTTGAAACTACAAGAGCAAAAGGAGAACTATTAGCGACAGGTAAAGGAGGATTGAGTGTAGTTAATTTATTAAGAGATGTTGATAGTCAATTCGCTCAATATGATTGGGCATCTAATAGGAATCTTGCGTTTGTTGGTTATCAGTCAAGTTCAGATAAAGAAAGTGCAAACATTAGAAGAGCAAGTAGGCTTGCATCATTGAATCCTTATATCCAACAACAATATATAGATCCTGCACGACCAATAGATCAACCAAAAGTTAAGAGTAATACAGGACTGGCATTACTAAGTGCAGGACTACAAGGAGCTAGTGCAGGTATGAATTGGAGTAGTAGTATGTCTAATGCTGGTTACAAATGGAAGGGTTGGGGTTCAGGTGGCTACCAACCCATTAATTAACTATGGCAAGAACTGGTAAGTACACACATGGAAAGTCCAAAGGAACTTCTGATAGAGAAAGTTCTAGGAGATTTTCTGCTGCTCCAGGTGAAACAGGTGGCGTAATAAAAAACTTTAGATTGTCAGGCCCAGGTGCTAGTCAATCTATAAGAACCAATACTCAAGATTACTTTCAGTCTCAACCTTTAAATGTTCCTGGTGCTATTCAAATTCCTGATGCACCTAAAGCTCCTGACGATAGCCAGAACTTAAGAAACTTAGCTAATGCTTTTGGTGAAGTTAATACAAGACTACAAGCTTTTACAACTGACTTCTGGAACTTTCAAAAGTCAATGGATACTGCTGCTACTAAACAAGCAGAGCTAATACCATACGAACCAGAGCCAGATGTTAAAGAAACAAATACTAGCTTAAATAAAGCAAAGGGAATTATAGAAAGCAAAGCAGCAAAAGATCCAGAAGCTGCGAACTCTTGGAGTATCTTTCATTCAATGGATCAAAGAGTAGAAAGAGAATATGCAGTAGTTAAAGAAAAGATTAAAGCAAGAGAAAAAATTACTAACTTTGAAAATATTGCTAACGAAGCTTATCAATCAAGTTTTAGTGATGAAAAAAGAGCAGATGAATTAGGAGATATTATTCCACTTAACCCTTCTACTCCTGAATGGACAAAATGGGCAACAGATCAATTTAAAGATATTAATCCAAGAGCAAGAGTAGAACTTTCAAGTGAAATTAATGGAGCTATCTATAACGCAAGAAGAACAATTTCAAAACAACATGCAGAATATAAAGATACTAAAGCTGAACAAACATTTATTATTAATATTGGAGATACTCTTTTAGATTCAAAAAATGCTTCATTAGGAAAGATTTCAGGTGGTACAGATATTGCTGGAAGAGATGATGACGACCCAAATTTTACAGGTTTATCTTTTACTTTTACTAATGATATAACTCATGCAAGAAATAACTCAGGCATGTCGATTAAAAAATATCAGGAGTTATCAGAGCCGACTAAATTATTAAGTACCATAGCTACAGCTGTAGGGAATAATGCTAGTGACTCTTCAGAGATAGGTGATCTTTCCGATAGAGCATTGACAATGCTTTTAAAAACAAGAGTAGGTGCAGGAAAGGGACAATTATTATCTGAAGCAATGGGAGGAGAACGTATATTAAAAAGAACGTGGGACAATGCTATATCACAAATAGTCTTAGAAAGTGCAAGAGTTAATGATGCAGCAGAAGTTGAACAAGCTTCTTTAAATGCTGATAGTGTCGCTGCAAATATTATCGCTAGAGCTAAAGATTCTAATTGGGCAACTGATAAAATTGATTCTTATTTTCTAAGTCCTGTTCCAAGTAGTATGGAACATACTTTTAAAATGGGAGATAAAAAATTTTACAGACAAGCAAGTAGAAATAGTAATAATCTAGAAGCGGTCTTAAATGAATTTGCAATCAAAAAAAGAGAAGCTTATAAAATATATGAGACAGGACATGAACAAAGAGCATATATACAAAGTTTAAATGATGCTGAAGAGGAATGGATGGATGTTATAGGTATTCAAGAACAAAATGAAAATGACAAATGGTTACGAGACAGAATTAATACTTCTAATAATCCAGTAGAAACAGAAGCATTAATTACTGAATTTGCAAATAAAAAATTAATTAATACAAGTCAAAAGAATTTCTTACTTCAGAATAATACTTTACAAGAGAGTCTCAAACAAAGAAGAGATGATTATAACGATACAATGAAAGAACCTATTGTAAATATAGAAGGTAGATTAAAGACTTTATATTCAGTTAAATTTGATGGAGATACTGATCCAGAAAAATGGGATGCTACAACTCAGAGAAAATATAGAGAACGTATTTATCAGTTTAAAACTGATGCTAATAAAATATTTGGGGCATTAAATGAAGATACTTATGGAGAAAGAATTGAAAAGATAAAAGATTTAGAAATAAAATTATTAGGTAAAATTGATGATGAAATAGCAGGAAAACCTACAACAACACAACAACAATCCACAACAACAGAAACAACTCAAGAACAAACAGAAGAAGAAACTCCTAGTAGTATTACGACTGCTGCATATAACCAACTTGATAGTAACGAACAAAAATTATATGAACCTGCAAGAAATAACAGAGGAAGAACTGTTGCTTATACACCAGTTGAAAGTGAAGATTATGAATATAAAGGTAACGGAATTAGAGATTATCTTGACGATCAAGGGCTAAATAATAGAGCTGGTTTTTACGGACGAGGAGATGCTAGAGCTAATGAAGATTTAAAAGTAGAAGTTCAAACAACTCCTATATATGACAAAAAAATACTTGAGGAACAAATAAACAGGCTAGAAGTTTTAGCTGATAAATTTCCCGATGGACTTAACTGGGAAGAAATTAGTATAGGATCTGAATTTAGATTAAGAACAAGAGAAGAAATAGACTTTAAAGCTATTAATGTTTTGCTTAACAGAACAGGTTTAACACCTAAAGAGTTTTTCGAGAGCCAAATTAATGCACATGATTTACCAATGCCACCAGGATTACTTGATAAACTTTTCACTGAAGCACAAGAAAGTCTTACAAGAAAAGAATTTAATAGATTAAGTTCCGAAGATAAAAAGAAATATAAGCAGGGAGGAGAAACATTTAAACTAAAAAAAAACAATGACCAAGCCTTCAATATAGAAAACTTACCTGGACAAGAGATAGCAAAAGTAGCTTCAACAGATTTAAGTTGGATGCCAGCTCAAAAAGTTAATCCAAAGAAA